GTGGAAGGTGATGATTGGCAAGGGCCGAGCTTTCAGACCTGCATGAACACAGCAGCGGTGGCGACGGCGTTTGAAACCTCCCGACGTCGGGAGGTTCTTTCGTTCTCCCATCACGCAGAGGTCGCCGGCCTTTCTGCGGAGGAGGCCGACGACTTGCTCAACTGGGCTGAGGAACCAATAGAAATGACCGGGAGGGCGCGCTCAGTTCGCGCGCTGCGCGACGAGAAGCAGCGGCGGGAACACCAGAGGGGACAGCAGATCGTTGTTCCTTTCCGGGACGCGCCAGTTACGCCACGCGCGTCGGCCGTCGCAGCCACCGTTGTGAGCGGCGAGCCTGAGCCAATGGCGGTCCGATCTGTGGTCGTGCGCATCAACACTCCGCCTTCAACGCCTTCCACCCACTCCTACCCGCGCTATTCAGCCGGCATTCCGCCGGACCGGCGCGCCGACATGTTCCGCGCCTTCGAGCGGGCTGGGCGGCGGCACCGGGCAGGGCTGACCATCGCGCTGGAAGTGGTGCGGGCGCATGGCAGCGACATCGCGCTGGAGGACAGCTCGGTGGGCGGGCTGCGGGTGCGGATCACCGTGCCGACGTGATCCCGGCCAGCGAGGGCCCAGCTTCAGCCGAAGGGCGACCGTCGGCTGCGCCGCACGGCGCCGAACAGGAGCATGGCGCCGGCCAGCAGGCCCAGGCTGGCGGGTTCCGGGGTGACGGTGGTGTCAGGGTCGGTCACGCGCCGCACGTCTGAGCCGCTGCCGACGATGTTGGGGCCGAAGCCGAGCGGGTCGGGGACGAACACGCCGGTGCGGCCGGTGTCGGCCAGCATGTCGCCCAGCGTGCCGTAGGTGACGATCGCGGCGGACACCGACGACTCGCCCTCGATGTTGAAGACGTTCCAGTAGGTTGCTTGCGCACTGCGCGCGTCCATGGCCATCAGCACGACAAATCCGAACAACAGGCGCAAACGGCGGGAGTTCGGCATGATCAATCTCCGATGGGACCAATCAAATTCTGTCAATGCCTCCCGGGTGGACGCAAGAAAATCTCGTGCACTTGGTCAAAAAATCACCGGATGCAACCGTTCGGCGACAGCCGATCAATCATTGCGTAGCATGTTCACCCGACATTTCCCATATGTCCGGCCCATCCGGGCATCTTGAGTAGACGATAAGCTTGGTTCCCGGCGGCGATCTGTGCCTGGGGCCCCGTAATCGCGCTGTTCGTCGTGCGACCGGCGGTATGCTCGCAGTTCTTGGAGCAGAAAGTTGAGTTTCTGCAGGCTGCCCAGGCCACCCGTAATCAAATCGAGGGCCTCATTGAAGCGCTCGGCACCTGAGCAGTTGGTGGCGATCAGCATGGCCGTCTGCCACGCCTCCAGCATACCGCACCACCTCGGTCCTGTTCACCACCGATCATCGGTCGTTGGTCGGTGTTGAACAGTGTCTCCGAAACTCCTCACTCGGCCTCGATCAGGGCGGGCTGGCGGCCGATCTCCGGACCACGCCCGTTCGCCGCGTCATATTCCGCGATGTGCCCGCGCACCACCTCGATCATCCGCTCCAACTCCTCGGTCGGGACATCCGCCAGTGGGTTCGCCGCCACAACCAGTTCGTGCTTCTCGCGCCACCCGGCCCGCGCTTTCATCCAAAAGATAGCCGCCGCCACGCTGCCGCCGGTCGTGGCCATGTTGAAGAGCGACTGCGCGATTTTCACGTTGGCCTCGGCCATGCCCCGGTCCAGGTCATCGCGGAAATGCTTGCGCAGCGTCTTGGGGTCGACCTCCAGCAGCATAGCGATCTGTTCCTGCGGCAGCCCCAGCCCGGACATGGCCCGTGCCAGGCGCCGCTGCTCTCAAACATCGCCATCATCGTCCACCACGTTCACCCCGGTCTGCTGCGGCCCCGTCAGCGCCTTGGCCCGTGCCACCCATGCCTCAACCGACGGCGCCTCGGGCTCACCCATGATGAACCACTCCGTGCCGGGTTGGACGAGCACCTCATGCTTCTCGCGCCAGCCGGCTCGGGCTTTCATCCAGAAGATGGTGGCCGCCGTGTTGTCGCCCCGCGTGGCCATGGCGAACAGGGTTTGCGCCACCTTGGTGTTCGCCTCCGCCATCCCCCGGTCGAGATCATCCCGGCAGGCTTTCCGGAGCGTCTTGGCGTCCACGCCAATAATCAGGGCGATCTGCTCCTGTGGCACGCCGATGCCGGACAGCACCTGCACCGTGCGCCGCTGTTCCTGGGTTGGCTCAAACAGCGTGCTCAACCGCCGCAGCCTCATGCTCCGGCTCAGCCACCGCACCAGCCCCGTCACCACGCCCGTGTGGGCCGCGCTCGGCCGCCACCTCCGCAAAGCTGGCGTCGCGGCCGACCAGTACCGCCTGCTGCCCCGTGAACGCCTCCCAGCGCCGCACAGCGACGTCCACATAGGCTGGGGACAGTTCCACCGCGTAGCACGCTCGCCCTTCCATCTCCGCGGCAATGATGGTGGTGCCCGAGCCGGAGAACGGCTCGTAGGCCGCCTGACCGGGGGAGGAATTGTTCACGATCGGCCGACGCATGCATTCGACGGGCTTTTGCGTGCCGTGCACGGTGGCGACATCCGGGGTGTTATGCCGTGCCGGGTCCTTGGTGGGGATGGTCCACAAAGTCGTTTGCTTGCGGTCTCCGACCCAATAGCCCTTGCCGCCATCCCGCACCGCGTACCACGCCGGTTCGTGCATCCAGTGATAATGACCCCGGCTCATCACCAGGCGATCTTTCGCCCAGATTATTTGCGCCCGGATGTTGAACCCGCAGACAACCAGGCTCTCGGCGACGGTGGTGGCATGCAGGGCGCCGTGCCAGATGTATGCGACGTCGCCGGGGAACAGTGCCCACGCCTCCCGCCAGTCGGCCCGGTGATCATTCAGCACCTTTCCGACGCGGCCGGTGCGGGAGATTCCTGCGCGGTTTCGCCAGGCCGGATCATACTCGACGCCATAGGGCGGGTCGGTCACCATCAAATGGGGCCGGACGCCGTCCAGCACTGCCTCGACGGTGGCAGCATCCGTGGCGTCACCGCAGATCAGCCGATGCCGCCCCAGGAGCCAGATATCACCCAAACGGGTGACGGGGTTCTCCGGCAGGTCCGGCACGTCGTCGGGGTCAGTGCGCCCGGCCGTCGGCACGGCAAACAGGGCTTCCAGTTCCGCGGCGTCGAAGCCCAGCAGGTCCAAGTCGAAGCCAGCTTCCTGCAGGGCGCCCAATTCCAGGCGCAGGAGATCAGGGTCCCAGCCGGCGTTCAGGGCCAGCTTGTTGTCGGCCAGCACGTAGGCGCGCTTCTGGGCCGGAGACAGATGTGCCAACTCGATGACCGGCACCACCGTCATGCCCAGCTTGCGCGCGGCCAGCAGGCGTCCGTGGCCAGCGATGACGCCGTTCTCGCCGTCCACCAGGATCGGATTGGTAAAGCCGAATTCCCCGATGCTGGCGGCGATCTGCGCGACCTGGGCATCCGAGTGGGTGCGGGCGTTACCCACGTAGGGGATCAGGGCCGCGACTTGGGCTAAGTTGTAGCGCGGGAAGATCGAGCCGCCGGGAAATTCCCCGGATTTATCCAGGGCCGATTCGATGATGCCCGAAACTCCCGCCGAATTATCCATCACCCCGCTCATTCAGCGTCTCCTTCGATCAAACGCTGATCATGGACCTCATTACCCTCACGCGGAACGCCGGTGCGGATGATCACGGTGATCGGCTCCACGGGGTTACCGTCCGTGTCCAGCATGTTCTTCTCACGCCAACCGCCACGGGCCTTGAGCCAGAAGATGCAAGCCGCAGTGTTGCGATCCACGGTCGCCATGCTGAACAGCGTTTGAGCGACTTTGACGTTCGCCTCCAGCATGCCGTGGTCCAGTTCCTGGCGCAGATGCTTGCGCAGCGTTTTCGGGTCGATGTCCAGGTAACCAGCGATGGCTTCGTGCGGCACGCCGACCGCAGCCAACGCCTTCACAGTTCGGCGCTGATCGTCAGAAGGGAGGAACGCAGGGGCACCCATGATTGGCGGATTCTCCAGCACGGCAAGCGACAGCACCGTGGCTCGGGTAGAATACCAAACGTTCCTATGCGGGTGCCATATGACGCTTCTACCCAGGATCTCCCGGAACTACTTTGTGGACGAATTGTCATGTTCTCAATCACAGTCATCGGTACCGTGGATTAGGGCAATGAAGCTCAGCCATGATGCCGGGGTGGCCGTTTGCGGTTCGTCGTCACGCTCCAGATATCCTTGAGGTTCCGACCATTCCAGTGAAACCCGTTCCAGGTGT